CGTAATGCTAAGATTAGAATAAGTAATATTCATCCGGGTAGACTCTTAATGAATCTACGAGGAAGAGATAAATGGATTAAATAGAATGCCGAACATTCAAAGAAATTTTATAAAAGGTAGAATGAACAAGTCTATTGACGAAAGACTTGTAGCTAACGGAGAATACATTGATGCAATGAATGTCCGTCTTGGTTCTACCGAAGATACTGAGATTGGTTCAGTAGAAAACTCTAAAGGTAATACTGCTTTAACTGATATTACTTATAACTCAGTTGCATTAAGTGATGATGCCAAATGTATCGGAGCGTTTGAAGATGGAGCAAGAGAAACAATTTATTGGTTTGTTACTGACCCAAACTTTTCAGGTAGTACTAATACAGGGAAGTTAGATTTAATTTTATCTTTTAATGTAGCTACAAGTTTATTAACCTATCATGTGATTAGCATTGATGATGGTGGTGGTGTTAATACAACTTTAAACTTTAATTCTAAATATCTTATTACAGGAGTAGATATGGTAGAGGATTTATTATTCTTTACAGATGATTACAATCCTCCTCGTAAAATAAATATTACAAGAAACTATGCAGACCCTAATCCCATAGGAAGTGGAGTAGATGAGTCTACATTAGCAGATGATTTACTTGTAATTAAAGCTCCGCCTGTAATGGCTCCGAAGTGGAGTTTCCCCGGAGTTAACGCACCTAATCAAGAAAACTATATTAAGGAAAGATTTATTTGTTTTGCGTATAGATACAGATATGCGGATGGAGAATATAGTGCTACGTCTCAATTCTCAAAGGCAGCATTCTTAGCTTCTAATTATTCTATTGATAGTACAAGTTATTTAAACACAGGAATGGCAAACTTGTATAATCAAGTAGATGTTTCTTTTAATGCAGGAGGTCCTCTTGTAAAAGATATAGAATTGTTATTCAAAGATTCAGATAGTTCTCTTATAAG